TACCGAACTCGATAATCCTCTTGCCATTATAAACTTTCAATAACATCAAATTCATATTTAAATAATAAATTACCGTCGCTATCATTTTGTCCTGTTTGAAATTCCTGGACATCACTAGTTAAGTGAACAGTAAATTGAATTGAATCATAAGATACAGAACTATTATTTGTAAGTGCAGTTCTAAGTGGAGGTTCTATTGTTACAGTTGCTGCATTACTTGATGAAGTTACATCATCTATAATCATATAAACTTTATCATGAGCAAATTTTATAAGATCGCCAGCTTTCAATCTTCCTGCTCCGTCACTTGCAAAACCATCAATAGCTATTGTTGTATCTGCTGCAGAGTGAGCTCCATTCACTAGCAATGTTCCTGTTTCACTACCGAGTGCATTAAAATAACTCGGCAAGGTTATGGTGAAATTTTCTTTTCTTGCTCTTTGCTTCATAATAAAAGCCATGATTGGAGCAAACTCTGTTCTTTTCATAGGAGGATATGAAACTGTAAAACTAAATCGTTGTCCTTGAATTTGTCGTCTAAATGTTTTTCCGCTATCTGTTTCTGTAAATAAAGTTTTTTGATTGCTTTTTAAATTAATAGCATTGAAATTAGTATTAGGTAAAGCTCCACTCATATAATTGCCATTTTACCTTTTTCATTAACTGCATTGTTAATCATATTAACGATAGTCCCTCTACTATTTACTAATAATTCATTAAATCCTCTAGCATCAACTGTATTAATATTAAAATTAATATTAACTCCTGTATTTCCATTTGGTTGAATTGCTCCTGCTTGATTTGGAACAAATAATTCTGGGCCTTGTTCACCAACTATAAAAGGTTTATCTTTTTGTACTGGGCCTCCTGCTCTTCTTCCTGTGTATTGTGTTTGAGCTATAGTTGCAACTTGAGCCGCTCCTAATGCACCAATTCCTAATGCTAATGGAATACCGAAAGGCCCCATACCTAAAGCTTTTGTAACTCCTTGTGCTGTACTAACTATAGCATCTTTAATAGCTAAAGCTTTGTTAATTTGGAATAATGTTCGGTTATGTCTTGATAATTGATCTAATGCTTCACGACCTGTTTGTATTGCAAGTTGTTTTTTATTTTCATCTGATAATTTATTAAGTTCTAAATCTTCCATTCTAAAAGATTTTATTAATCTAAATTGTTTATCAAAATGTGCTTGTTGATCTTTTAGTTCTTGTTCTCTTTTATTTCTTAAAAATTCTTCTTCTAATTTTGCAGCATCTTTGATTATTTTTAATTTTAATTGTTCTAATTTAAATGTTTCCTCTGCAAATTCTTTATTGGCTTCTTTTTCTGATAAAATTCCTCTTGTAATTTTTTCTAATCTAATATGTTCTAATGCGTCCATTGTATCTTGAACTAATTTTAGTTCTTTCAACATATTATTTTCTATTTGATCTAAAGGACTCATTCCTCTTTCATTTATTCTTTCAAATGCTTTTGCATTATCGTCAACGACCTTTTGCATTTCTTTGAGCATATCAATCGTTCCGTCACCGGCTAAAGTTACTCCTCTAATTGCATCTTCAGATTTTTTAGAAGCTGATCCTATTGCGTCACTAGCTTTTAAATATTCATCTTCTGTATTTCCTATTGCAGTAGCAGAATCATTTAAATCTTTTATAAATCCGTCAAAAAATTTATCTAATTCATTAAAAGCAACCACGATAGCTCCACCTTTTGCTAGTGCTAATCCAAGCCCTGCTAATCCTTTAGAAGCTCCTTGTGTCGCCAATGCAATAGCGATCATGCTTTTTGCTAATTTCATCGCTCCTGTAGCAGCATTTATAAAGAATCCAGCTATTTTTATTGCTATCAAAAGTTTAAATATTTCTAATAATATATCAGCATTATCTTTTACAAATTTAAAACCGTCACCTAATCTATCAACTGCTAATCCTAAACCTGATCCAAGACTTTTAGCAAATGCGTCTATTGAAGCTTGATTATCTTCTATGAAATCATCTAAGTCACCGAATTGCCTTTTTAATTCTGGAAAAAAACCTTCTTGTACTATTATTCTTTTAAAGTTGAATACTTTATCATTTAACATAGATAAAGTTCCCTCAAAAGTTTTTGCTAGATCATCAGTAACTGAACCGAATTCACCTCCTGGACCAAAGACTCTTTGGAAAGCTTCAATGGTTTCTTGTACTGAAACTTTTGCTCCTGCAGAGAAACCGAGCATATCTCTAACACCTCGTTCTCTAAAAATATCAGCGGAAGCGATACCACCACTAAATGCTCTTTGTATTTGTGTTGCAGTAGTTTCAAAATCTAAACCTGTAGCTGCAGCAACATTACCTGTAATTTTTAATATCTCACCTAATTGTTCTGCATCATCAGAAACGACAGCTAGATTTCCTGCTCCTCTTTGTATTTCTTCTAATGAAAAAGGAACTTTACCAGCAAATTCAGCCATGACATTGAAAGCTCTTGCGCCTTCTTCTACACTACCAAATAAAGCTTTTAATCTTACTTGAAGGCCTTCAATTTGAATTCCTGTTTGAACTATTGATCTTATTGCAAGTCCTGCACCTAATCCAATAAGTGCATTTTTAACATTTAAAACACTTCTTTTTGTTCTCTCTAGATTATTGTTTACATTATTGAGCGCCTGTTTCGATTTATCCTTAGCGACAATATCAATATTTACTTTTTTTGTTGCCATTATCTACGTTGAGCTCTCATTAAGTTTAATTGTCTTTCATGTTCCTTACTTTGATTTTCAAAATAAGCTTCCCATATATTAAACTCATATACGGACATTTGCAAGATTTCTGGAATAGTTTTATGTAATCGTTCAGCAAGAGCGACTACATTATAAAAATCTGGATTTTTTAGTTTTTTTTAATGTCATCATAACCAGTCCCTAATATTTGATTAGCAACTCTTGCGACAACATCTGTATCTGCATGTGTTTTGAAATTCAGTTTATCGTTTGGAGTAAACATTTTTTCATGCTCTTTATTCAAAGATTTTTCAATTATGATATCAATTAGAATATTAAGATCTTCACCTTTAACATTCTTAAACAATTTGCTTTTCTCAAGCATATTAAATGGTTTAGCATAGATTGCTTTATCACCAACTAAATCCCATTCTGGCACTTCTATTACTTTGATTTGTAATTCATCAAAATGCGATTTTACTCCGTCAAAGTAATTTACCTTTTCTGCCATAAAATTATGCTACAGTACCGATAGTAAGACCACCAGAACCCTGTATAGAAACTGTTCTTGTTGATACACCGTCCAAAGATACACCTACTGACATTCCTGTAATAATTCCAGAACCACTTAATTTTTGATCCCCACTATCATTACCTTCTGGCAAAAATGCAAATGTTAAACTTGCGCCTTGTACTAAAGCTCCTTGTCCAGAATCAGTTTCGTCATAGTTCATATCTACTGAAGCAGTAAAAGTTCCTCTACCAGCCAAAAAAGATTTCATTGAATCACCTAATGCTGTATCTTCTACAACATCATGAGTAGTATCAACTGTGAAACCTGTTAAATTTCCAATAGTAGAACCGCCAACTGTCATAACACCTTCTTTACCGTGATGTGTTGCCATTTTTTACTCCTTTTCTTTCTTTAAATCTTTTATAATCTTTTCAGTTTCCTTTGCAACTGAAATATTTTTTTTATGATGAAAAATTTCGTAACCTAATTTTTTATAATGATCGACAAATTCTTCCGATATTTTAATCATGCTATCGCCTTTTTTCATACTAATGTCTTTAGCCATTATGCACTCCCTCTAGTAAATTCATACATTACACGCACAGTTATTCGCACAGCTCCATAAGGATAGATAACTCCTTCATCTGACGATGCTTCAATAATTTGTGTATCCAATGCATTTCCATTTCTAGTTATATCATTATCTAAAGTTTCTTCAACCACTTCAATTATTTGATTTCTTACAGTATCTATATTACTTGATGTTCCTTTTCCAAAAGCTACAATAATAAAATCAATAGTTGCTCTATAAGCAGCAGAACCTGTAACTCCTATTGAAGCCGGTTCTCTACTTTCGTCACCAGCTTGAATAAAAGCACAAGGGAATTGAGCATCACTTAATTCTTCTATATCAAATGGTTCTCTTGTTAATTTTTTAAATTCTATTGGACTAGTTACTGCATCTAATTTTGTTATTATATCACTTGCGATGTTTTCTCTTTTACTCATCTAATCCCAATTTGTTGAAAATAAAATTTACTAAATTCGTTTATTAATTTTGGCTCTTCTTGTTTTCCAATACTAAAAAAAGGTCTTTTAGTTTTCTTTTTGCCAACACCCAGGATATCATGTCTAAAAGCTCTTTTTTCCATATCCTTATTAGCAAATAATAATGTTGATTTTTTTCCTCTAACTCTAAAATCTAAACTTCTAAACATTTGTCCAGATAATGTAAGATCTACTATATCAGAATTTTCTTTTATACTTTCATATGCTATTTTTGTTGCTGGCGCGTAAGGAATAAATTTACCTCCGTCTGGTTTTTGTCCTCTTTGAGTTCTTTTTGTTATCATTAATACAGCCATATTAGAAACTCTATTCAATGCCCTTTGAATTGCTATATTTTGTTTTCTAGAAATTTTTTGAATTAATTTTTTCACT